ATCGACGCGCCGGCGCCCGATGCGACGGACGACGAGCTCGACGCCGTGCTCGCCGAGCGCGATGCGCTGCGCGCCCAGGTCGCCGCGCTCGAGCAGCAACTCTCCGACATCGGCGAACAAGACGCGCTACTCGCCGAGCGCGATGCCCTGCGCATCCAAGTCGCCGCGCTGCGCGCTCAGCTCGAGCAGTCGCGCACCGATCACGCCGACAGCGTCGACGACCAAGTGCAAGCGCGCGCCGTGCTGCTCGCGCAGGTTAGCCGTGTGCTCGACGCCGACGACTGGCAACAGTTCGATAGGACGTGGACCGCGCGCAGGATTCACGAGCGCGTGCTGCAGCGCTTCGACCGCAAGCTCGACGTGAGCCGCGAGAGCGACGACTACGTGCGCAGCCGCTTCGACGCCATCATCGCCCGGCATGAAGCCGACGTCGCCGAGCACGCGCGGCAGCGCACAAGCGTCGTCGTCGACCAACACAACAACGCCGACGACGTGCACGCCATCCTCCGCGGACACGCGCACGTCGTCGCGCCAAACCCGCGACGCTACGAGCCCGCGCCTTGGCGCCAGCCACTCGCCTCGAACCTCGAACGCCTCCGCTGACCGAGAGGACACCTCGACCCATGCAGCTATTCGGATACGGCTACATCGACCAACCCATCGCCATCCATGGCCAGCGCATCGAAGGCTATCCAAGCGCGCACGTGACCGGTCGCGCCCTCACCGCGCAGATTCAGGTCGGCACGCTCGCGATCTATGACACTGCCGTGCAGGCCGAGCCGCGCGCCATCGTCGCGCCGGCGAGCTCGGCCGACGTGACGACACTCGAGAGCGTCGTCGGGCTCGTGCTGTGGGATGCCACCTATCCCGAGCCGCCCTATCGCATCAACGGACTCGTGCCAGTCATGCGCCGCGGCCGCATTGCCATCGTCGCCGAAACCGCGCTCGCAGCTGGAACTAACCCCTTCGTGCGCTTCACCGTCGGCAGCCCCGGCACGCTACTCGGCGCGCTGCGCAACGACGACGACGCCGGCAACGCCGTCGCCGCACCCTACCTGCGCGTCATCGTCGGTGCTGCCGTCGGCAAACCGGCGATCGTCGAGGTGGCGCTGTAATGCACGACTCTCTCGCATCGCTGCTCTGGCTGCGACCCGAGAGAGGTTACGCGCGCGTGCGCGAGTTTCGCGAGCTCGTGATCGCACGCCTTGGCGGCGAGACGCACGCACTCTACGACCGCACCGACGACTACGTCGAAGCGCTCTTCGACCATCTCGTGCACCACCGCCAACGGCTGCACAGCCCTCAGCCCGAGTAAGCGAGCCATGCCACCCAAGACCAAGACGCAATCCCGCCTCGACGCCGACGTAGCCGCACGCACCGCACTGCTCGAGCGAGCTCGCATCGTGCTGCCGACGCTCACCAGCGACGGCAAGACCGACCGCGAGATACACGAAGCCGTGTTGCATCACATGCAGCCGACGCTCGACCTGCGCGGCAAGAGCGACGCTTACGTGCGCAGCTACTTCGATACGATGGCGCCGCACCCAACCATGCCGCGGCTCGAGCAGCCGAAAAAGCCCCCGGCCAGCGCATCGCGCATCGCTCCCAAGCAAGACGCGCAAGACTACGTCGACGACAACGACGTCGCCGCGATCCTCGCCGGCAAGCTGCCCGCGAGCATGGGACCGCAGCCGCGCCTCGACGCCATCGACGCCGACGACGTGCACGGCATACTCGACGCGAAGCGACTCGCGCCGCCTCGCGTCTTCGACCCGGAGTGGACACAGCCGCTCGACACATCGCTGCAAGCTGCGGCCGCTGCGCGCACGACGCCGGCCGCTCAGCCTCCGCGCGCCGACGCCGGCGGCAACCACGACGTGCACGACATCCTCGAAGGACGCCACACGGTGGCGCCGCAGCGAGTGTTTGCGCCGTCGCCATGGACGCAGCCGCTCGCCTCTTCGAGATCAAAACCCCGTGCCGATGCTTCGAGCTCGAGCGCCTATCGAGCCCCGTGGCGCTCGCCGCTGAGCTCGTCGAAGGTCCGGTAACCCGGTAAACCCTTGAACCGGTGAACCGCAGCGATAAGACTTCCCTTCGTGTGACTGCATGTGTCCATTGGTACGCCGGGGGCCCTCTACAGCGGAGTTGACGGGCCCCCGGCGGCGCTTTGCGCATCGCAGCCGTGCGGAGCGTCTCTAGGAGACAATCCGAGCAAGCGCTCTCGCACAAGCGAGCGCAAGCGTAATACAGATGCAATACGGGTTTCCGCACATACGCGCGCGCGTAGGCGGCCGCACCGTGTGCGGAAACCCCGTGTCTGCGCGCTCAGTCGCCACCCATCGCAGCGGCGCCGTAGCCGTCATGGGTTCGCGGTCCGGGCTCTGCGGCACGAGTGTCAGCGGTGCCGCCGTTGCGAAGCCAAGACGCGAAACGCTGCCCGAACTCTGCGCCGGGCTGCGGCAGCACCGCGCCCCGCGGATAGGTCTCGCAGCACGTCTTAGTGATCGTCCAACGATGCTCGGCGTCCAAGTACCCGACGACGTCGAACTCATATTCGAAGCCTTCGCGCTGCACGGGCTCGAGCCCGACTTCGCGCGGCTGCTTCACCATGCGCCCTGCGCGGTTCGGGACCTCGACCATCTCGTATGCCTTGCGGCTGCGCATCGTCGCGATCACATGCCCGGGGTACTGCAGAATCAGGTCGAATAGGTGGGCGTGTTCCGGGCTGACCGACTTCCACGCCGCGAACTCGTTGCCGCTCTCCGAATTGCGCGCCATCGTCGCGACCATCTCGAGCGCACCCTGCTCGCCCATCCACTCGTGTGACAGACTGTCGATGATTACGCCGTCGATGTTGGCTTTCGCAGCCGCTTCGAGCGCCTCGCAGTACATGCGCGGTGCATGGTTCGGCAGCACGACGACGCCGAACTCGACGCCCTTGCCTGACTGCTTGCGCGACTTGCCGCGCTCCGAGTCGACGAGCCCTATGCGCTGACACCCGAGCCCCGCAGCTATGCGCAGTGCGCTGTATGTCTTGCCCGAGCCCGGAGGCCCCACAAGGGCTATGCGCGCATGCGATTGCGCGCGCTTCGCTTGCACAAACTGTAGAGCCATACGATCGTAGTGTGACGGAATCAGAGTGCTCCGTCGATCCCCGCCGGCCATGGAATTGCGCCCATACCAGCACGAAGCAGTCGCCGCTGTAGCTCGCGAACACGAGCGCGTGCGCTCTACTCTGTTAGTCCTCGCAACCGGACTCGGCAAGACTGTCACATTCGCCGCCATCGCTCGCGACCTCGCTGCGCACGGCGGCCAGACACTCGTGCTCGCCCATCGCGCCGAGCTGCTCGAGCAGGCTTCGGCGACCCTGCGCAAGCTCGGTCTGCGCGCCGGCATCGAGCAGGCTGCGCGCAGCGTGGGCCCGCTCGAGCAGCCCGACGCCATCGTCGCCAGTGTGCAGACACTGCAACGCGGCCGGCTCGCCGCATACGCTCGCGATGCGTTCCGGCTCGTCGTCGTCGATGAAGCGCATCATGCGTGCGCTGACAGCTACCGGACGATCCTCGACTACTTCGCGCCCGCCAAAGTGTTAGGTGTGACTGCCACACCGGACAGAGGCGACGGCGTCGGGCTGCGCGCTGTGTTCGACTCGGTCGCCTATCGCTTCGAGCTTCGCGACGGCATCAAAGCAGGCTGGCTCGCACCTCTCGAAGTGAGAGCGGTGCGGGTAGAGTCGCTCGACCTTTCGCGCATCAAGACCCGCGCCGGCGAGCTCGCCGACGACGAGCTCGAGACCGAGCTGCTACGCGACAGTGTGCTGCACGAGATTGCAGGCCCGCTCGCCGAGCTCTCCAGCGGACGGCAGACACTCGTGTTCTGTGTGGGCGTCGCTCAAGCGTACCGGCTCGCAACGGTGCTGTGCGCTCGCGGAATCGCCGCCGCTGCCGTCGCTGGCCAGATGTCGGACGCCGCTCGAGCCGCTGTGCTCGACGACTACCGCGCTCGTCGCGTGACGGTCGTCTGCAACGCCATGCTGTGGACGGAAGGCTTCGACGACCCGCAGACCTCATGCATCGCCCTCGTGCGCCCGACAGGTTCGCGCGCGCTCGTCGCTCAGATGATCGGGCGCGGCACGCGCACCGCGCCCGGCAAGCCCTCGTGCCTTGTGCTCGACTTCGTGCCCGGCCGAGCCTCGAAGCTCCGGCTCGCGAGCCCGCGCGACGTGCTCGCAGGCGACGACTTGCCAGCCGAGCCCAAGCCGGCCGGCAGCCGCAAGCAACTCGAGCTCGTCGCCGCCGAGCTCGAGCGCCGCCGATGGATTCGCGAAGTCGGCGTCATCTACGCCGCGCCGCAGCTCGACGTCGACGAGCTCTTGCGAGCCCTCGGTTCGCCCGACGGAGGACCGAGCGCCACGCCCCGGCAGATCGAAGCGCTTCGGGGCGTCGGCTTCGACGTCGCGGCCGACCTCACACGCTCGCAAGCCTCCGCGCTCTTCGGCGTGCTCGAGCAGCGCCGCGCCGCCGGCCTCTGCTCGCTCAAGCAAGCCCGCACACTCCGGCGCCTTGGCTTCGGCGAAGACCTCACAGCGGAGCAGGCCGCCTTCGTGCTCGACGCCATGGCGGCGGCCCGATGGCGCATGTCCGGCGCCGCTCGAGCGCAGCTCATGGCCGAGCTGCCGCGCTAGGCATCGAGCACGACTTCAACAACTTGCCGTCTGCGATCGTCGGTATCGTTCGCCGGCCGGCTTGAGTTGACTGTAATACAATCGTGGTTACGTTGTACTAGCAGTGCGAAGTCGCATACGCGACTAAGTACGCAAACACGACCCGGGCTAACCGCCCAAGGAGCCATCTCATGACGAAGAACAACGACTCACGCAACGCACGCCGCAACGCAACGCGCAAAACGCGCAAGGGTGCGCTTCCACCCCGCTTCGCCCCCACCGAGGAGGGCCTCCCCGACGAAGTGGGGGTATAGCATGCCTGTCAAGTGGAGCTCGCGAGCTCCATTTCTGACGCACCGACTGCAGCTGGTAGCTGCGGACCTCGACATCAGATGCTCTCCGCACATCTCCGAGTCGTTCTTCAACCGCCCAGCTCGCCGGCGTCGAGCAGCTCCATCGTGTAGAACGGCACCGCCGGCCCGCCCGCGTAGTCGTACCCCGGGGGGCGCCAAGCGGTTTGCGTCGGGTTTTCGTCAGAGTGCCCGCGAAAAACGCCGGCATAGTGGTGCTATGTCGAGGCTTTTCGCGGGCGAGCTGTCGGAAAACCGACGCGAAATGCGACGCATCGCAACATTTAGGGACAGCCCCTAGCGCGACCCGCCACGCGATCCGTCACTCGATCCGCCACCGTGCCCTGCGGTGCGCGCCGGCCTCTCGGCTCTGCGGTGGTGTGCGACAGTCACGCGTGACAGTCACGCCTCTCGGCTCGCCCACGCGGCCCTTCTTAAGCCTCTCGTTCTGCGCTCTGCTCTCTCTCGGATTCGAGGCTGCATCGCCTCTCGCCGCCGTAGAGGTGAGTTAGCTCATGGCGGCTGTGCATCGCGTGAGGAGATCGGGGCTTGTGCAAGAGATCTGCCTTGAGCGCACCGCAGCGGGCGGCCGCTTGCGGCTGCTCCGAGGAGCGCAGCCGGCGGCGGCCGGTCGACCGTTTGGCGCATGCCGGGGCATAGGTTAAGGCTGGCCTTAGTGATTACTGACTCGTGCCGGTTAAGATCTCGGCCGGCTCCCGCCGGGCGGTCTGCTCGAGAGCAGCCGCAAGCGGCTACTCCCGACCAGACCTCAAGTAAGATCTCGAGACTGCCGCCATGAGTTAATTCATCTGATGGCGGTGGAGGCTACGACACGGCAGTTGGGATTTAAGTCTTCGGTGAGAGAGAGCAGACGAGAGTCCGTCGGTCCACGTCTCAACCCTCTCACTCTCCGAAGGAGAGGAGATGCGCACACAGCTGCTGTGTGCATATACGAAGAGTGACAAGCCGATCGCGCTCCGCGGCCCGCCGGGAAGCTGCCGACGGCGGCGACCCGAGCCGAATCTCTAGCTCGAACACAGCCGCGACGAGCCGCTCGCCACCTTCCGCACGCCACACCGACAAAAATACAGGCCGCAGCGCGCTACGGACGGACCGCGGCGTCTGCGGCCGGTGCCGCTCGTCTGCGCTTGCTGTGTGCTGGCGTTAGCTGGGAGCCCGTGAGCGCGCTTCGAGCGCTTCGACGTGCTCACGCTGCGCAGCTGTCCGGGGCGCCCGACGGATCTCTCGCTCGCATAGCGTCCAACCCATCTCGTGCAGGAGTGCGAGATCCTCGTGCGGCAGCGGCTCATCCCAGGTCAGCCAGTACCGGTTGCATGTGCACGGGGCGCCGTCGCGGCGCTTGTAAACCTCGAAGTCTTCGACACCCTGCGCGTGCGCCGGCAGCTGCCGCGAATCAAGGAAGCCGACGCGCTCTAAGCGTCTCAACAGCCCGCACTCGTGCAACGGCTTGGACTCGCTGCGATACCAGGTGTTCGACAGCCACGGCGTGGACGGAACCTCATCGGGCGCGACCGCGATCAGCACGCGCAGCACCTTGCGGACGATGCCGCGCACGCACAGCTGATAGGTGCCGCGGCGACCTCGACGAGTCGGCACGCCAAGCATGAGCATCGCGAGCCCGAGCACGAGCGTCTGCCGCGCACACGCGTCGCGCCAGTCGAACCGATAGCTGCCGTCCGGCATCGGACACAGCGCCGCCTGCTCGAGCTTCGCGAGCGGCACACCCGAGAACTCCGCGCGCGCCCACTGCAGCCAGTTGCGCACGACGCCATCGTCGCCACCCATGACCGTCCAACCCATCACCCACACGAGCCGCGGGACGAGCCGCCGCATCACGGCCGGCGCTTCTGGGCACTGCGCTTCGCACTTGGCACGCCAGCGGCTCGCCCAAGCCTCATCTTTCGCGCGCTCGGCCGCCTGATCTCGCGTCACGCGCACGCCGCGCCGCCGCACGCCTATGCGGCCCTGCTTGCGGCGCCAGCGCCGCGACGCTCGAGTGTCGGGCGTGTCGAGCAGAGCGTCTTCGGGCTCGGCTCCCTTGGCTCGCTTGCGCCGCCCGGAAGACTGCGCCCGGCTCGGCGCCTTGCGGCGCTTCTGGCGCCCCGCCGGCGGCTCTACCGGCCCCGTCTCGGCCTCTGTCGTCGCGCGAGCGAACCGAGCGGAGGCGCTATAGCTCGCAGACTCTAGCGTCGAGGCTAGTTTTACTGGAACACGCCCATGGGGCGTGTTAACGTCGAATGGCATTGCTCGTTGCTCTTGGTCGAGAAGCGGCTTTGTTCGCGCCCGCCGGGTTCCAGCCTGCGGGCGCAATCATTTAAGGCTCGAGTACATGCTCGAGCCGCTGTGTCAGCGGTTGATCGTCGTGGTCATCTCCCGCGCTTGAGTGTCTTGGGCCGTGCATCGCGTAGCAGCGCGATGTCGCGACGGATCAACATCCCTACGCCACCCGTCACGGTCCCGGGGTGCGCGAGCTCTTTGCGGTACGTGCGCGGGTCGCACTGCAGCTCGTAGCAGCGCAGCCGGATCTCCCGCTCCGTGACTCCTGCGACCGGAGGCTTTTTGCTGACTCGCATCTGCGCCGGGTATCGGCAGAGCGAAGCGACCGTCAAGCGTATTCAACCCGTATGCCGTATAGGCCGCTTGATTGGGGCCCACTATGGCCGCCAAAGTCAGTCCGCACGCGATCCGTCGCGATCGCGTTTCCAGTGCACCGGTGCACTTGTGCATCGAAAACACTGCGCGCGAAGTGCGCTGCAGCTGTGAGCGGCGCACGTTCATCGCTTGCGAGCCTTCGCCTTGCTGGCGCGCGCGCCCGGCGCCGTCGGCCGGTATGGCTCGAGCCCGAGATCGGCTTCGAACGCGCTGAGCCCTCGCATCACGCACTCGCGCAGCACCGCACCCCGCGAGATAAACAGCCGCTGCGCCAGCGGCGGCAGCTGCTCGAATCGCTCAGGCTCGAGCAGCCGGTCGGCTCGCTCCAGGATTGAGCGCTCGCCCCGAATGCTGAACTGGGTTGTGTCTTTCGCACGATTGGCCACCGTACACCGGTACGCCCTCCGACCTGCCGGTGTCAACCTTCCATCAAGGCAAGCTGACACCCACTTTGGATTGACAGCCGATCGCCACTCGGCCAGCCTCAGCATTCAACGACCGAGAATGCCTACTTCTCGGTCGTCACTAGGAGCCCCATGCAGTACCCACCGGCCCCACCTACACGCCAGAAACTTGCGCGCCGCCCACCGCAGCAAGCGATCGTCTTGGAGCCGCTCGAGCAGCTCGACGAGCACGCCCAGCACTTCGCCGCGAAGGCCGACGCCGCCGGGACTCTCGACACCTACGCTCGCCGCCTCGATCGCTTCGCCCAGTGGTGCAAGGCGCGCGGCGCAAAGCCGCTTCCGTGCACACCGCAGACACTCGCCCGCTACCTGACAGATCGCGCCCGCAACGGCGGCCGGCATGGCCAAGGCGTGAAGCCTGCAACCCTCGCCGTCGAGCTCGCCGCCATCGCATGGAGCCACACGCAGGCCGGCATCGCCGTCGAAGCGCTGCCGCACCGACACCCGCACGTCTGGAAGATCTGGCGCGGCATCCGACGCGACAAGGGCCAGCCGCCGCGCCGAGTCGCGCCGCTCGTGCTCGAAGACCTGCTACCCGTTGTCCGCTCCCTGCCCAGCACGCTCATCGGCAGCCGCGATCGCGCCTTGCTACTGCTCGGCTTCACGGCAGCGCTTCGACGCTCCGAGCTCGTCGCCCTCGAGGTTCGCGACGTCACCTTCGCCCGCTCGAGCTTGAAGGTGCTCGTTCGGCGCTCGAAGCGAGACCAAGAAGGCCGTGGCGCCGTCATCGCAGTGCACTACGGACACAACCCCGAGACCTGCCCGGCCGCCGCGCTGCGCGAATGGCTGCGGGCTGCCGACATCGGCGACGGCCGGCTTTTTCGCAGCCTCGCACGCGGCAAGCTCGGCCAAGCGCTCGGCGACCGCGCCGTCGCCCGCATCGTGCAGCGCCGTGTCGCAGCCGCGGGCTTCGACGCCAGCCACTACGCCGGACACTCGCTGCGCGCTGGCCTCGCCACGACCGCAGCGCGAGCAGGCAAAGAAGACCGACGCATCATGGAGCAAGGCCGTTGGAGCGGACGAGCCATGCTCGACCGCTACGTGCGCGATGCGCGCATCGACGACGAGCACAACGCAACTGCGGGGTTGGGCTACTGATGGCACGCCCCACAAAACGCCGAGCCGCGAAGACACCGGCTCAAGCGCGCCCTGCGCGCAGACAACCCACGTGGTGGGCCATCGCAGCGAGTGCCGAAGTCATATCGACGCCGGCTTGCCACGACTGGCCCCCTCCCGCGCAGCCCATGACTTGGCGTGCATGGCAGAACGGCCGTTGCGCCATGTGCGGGCTCGACTCTCGCGGCATGCTCGTGACCGACCATTGCCACCGCTCAGGATTCGAGCGCGGCGAGCTATGCAGAGGCTGCAACGTCAGCGAAGGCCAGCGCGACAGCGATTTGTGGGAGAGCTATCGACAGCGGCCGCCGTCTGTCATTTGCCAAGACGTCTACGTTTACGTCGGCTACGGAGGCGAAGCCGTCGCCGATGAATGGATCGAGTACATTCTCGGTGCGCGCCCGCCGGCCGGCTCGCTCGATGCTGCCGCATACCTTGTTAGCGCCGCGAACCTCGAGAGAGACGATCACTTCAACCTGTTCACCGGCGAACCGCTGAGACCGCCGCACCCGAGCTGCCCGCAGCGGCTTCTGGCAAGCCGCAGCTATGTGCGGCGCCCAATAGGGGATCTCTGACTCCGGAGCAGTACGATATGGGTTGGCTCGAACAAACAGGCGCACACGAAGGCAAGGTCTACCAGGCCGAGCTCGAGCGACTCGCCAGGGAACGGGGGCAACGATGATCGCCGAGACCGCGGAGACTGCGCAGCGCATCTCAGTGCGAGTACTGCAGACCATGGCCGCCGACCTCTATGCCGATGCGCGCACGATGCGCTCGGAGTTTCCCGAGGCGTCGACGCTCTACGCACAGCGAGCCGCAGCGCTGTCGCTCGCTGCGCGTGTGCTCGCCGGCGTCGAGGCTGCCGGCGACATCAGTGCGGCCGCCGCTTCGACGACCAGCGACAGCGACAGCGACAGCGCGCAGCACCGCGAGCTCAGCGAAGCACGCAAGACCATTCGGATCATGTCGACACAGCATGGCCAGCTGCAGCTACGCATCGCGCAGCTCGAGACCGAGCTCTGGAAGCACAAGCAGCACCACCGCCGAGACTAGCAGCCCATGTCAGACACACCCCGGGTCAAGCTCGGCGACGACGGCGTGCCGATTATTCCGTTCGACGCCGCCGGCGAAAACTGGCTCGCGACGGTGCGGCTCGAGAAGCTTCGCGCGCGCGGCTGGCTCGGCACGTTCGACGAGTATGCCCAGATCCACACGTTGCTCGGCGGCGACCCGCTCGCACAAGAGCCGCCCATCACATCGGCCGAAGGCTACGCTTTAGACCCATGAGAGGCACACACGAGCAGCGCTTCGATGGCTTCGTCGTCGGCTATGTCCCGCGCGATTGGGTGCCGCGCGCCGGCGCTGTCGAGCTGCGCACGCGCCGTCCGCTCGCGCGACTACCCGAGCGCTACCGCGCGCCGCTTCGCGCGCTCGGCTCGAGAGCGTGCGACGCCGAGCTCGTGATCTCCGGCGTGCGCGTCGTCGGTGCCGCGTGCGTGTGCGGCTGGCGCTCGCCGCTCTGCGTCGGGCTCGGCCCGGCTCTTTGGGAGCGCTCCGCGGTGCACCTCTCGCCGCGAGCCGACGCAGCCCTCGCCGCGCTCTGGTGCCAGCATGCGCGCCGAGCTTCGGCGCTCGAGCGCGCCGCATGCAGCACGCAGAATAGAGCCCGCAGCGCGCCGAATAGAGCCCGGAACACCCACCGCTAACGCCTCACGCTAGAGCTCGCGCGCTATAGCGCGAAGCCGTCTCGAGCTGCGACGCCAGCGCTTCGCGCCCGGGTAACCCGGTAAACCATCGAACCATCGAACCACGGAACCACCACCGCGCGACGTCTCCGGCAACGGTTTACGCGACCTAGCACCGGCATAGCGCCTCGCCTATAACCTCGCCATGCCCGAGCCCCCTTGCGATGTTGTGCAAACGCCAGACGGACGCATGCAGATTGTCGGCGAGCTCGAAGCGCGACTGCTCGCTCGAGCTGCGCGGCTCGGCATCTCGCCCGATGAATGTCTGCGGCAGATCGTCGAAGCTGGCCTTCGCGCTTGCGGGCTCGACGGTGACGCCGCGCCGTGACAGCGCATCCGCACGCTGGCTTCCGAGCGCTAGGGCCGCTGAGCTAGAGCTCCCGGCCTATAGTTTGCGGGCTTCATGGTTCTACGGTAAACCGCTGAACCGGTAAACCATCAAACCGACACGCAGGAGTGCAAGCCATGAAAATCATTGCCATCGTCGGCCAGAAAGGCGGCCCGGGTAAAACCACGGTCGCCGAGAACCTCGCCGTCGAAGCCGCAGCGCAAGGCGAGACGGTCGTGCTCTTCGACCTCGACCCGCAGGCGTCCGCCGCCAAGTGGAGCGACCGCCGCGAGCTCGAGAACGTCGAAGTGCAATCCGTCCAGGCCGCTCGGCTCGCGCACGTGCTCAAGGTTGCGAAGGACAACGGCGTCACGCTCGCGATCCTCGACACGCCGGGCAGAGCTGCCGACGATGCCATCGCAGCCGCTCGAGCTGCCGACCTCGTCGTCGTGCCGTTCCGACCCGTGGTGAACGACGTGGAGACCATGCCGGCCGTGCTCGACCTGCTCACGACCGCCGGCAGCCCTCGCAGCTTCGCAGTCGTGAACGCTGCGCCGATTCAAGGCACTCGGCACGTGGAGGCACGAACGGCCATGGAGGCATACGGCTTCACGGTCGCGCCCGTCGTGCTCTACCAGCGCAACGCCTACGCCGACGCACCGGCCGACGGCATGGCAGTCACCGAATACGAGCCGCAAGGCAAGGCCGCGCAGGAGGTGCGCGAGCTGTACCGGTTTGCAGCCAAGCAGATGAACCGTCAAAATGGTAAACCGGTAAACCATCCGCGAGCGTGAACATGGCCAAAAAGACGCGAACATCACTCGGTGCTGCCCTCAACATCGCCGCCCACGGGCAAGGCAGCGCCAAGCTGCGGCAAGCGCCCACTGCGCAGCGGAGCCAGGCCGAGCCGCCCGCCATGGGCGCCAAGTCGACCCGAGTCGACCGCATCGGTCGCGTGAACGTGACCGGCTACTTCGACCCGTCGGTGAAAGCTTCGTTCCGGCTCATCCAAGCCCAGCACCCCGATCGCTCGCTGCAAGACCTGCTCGCCGAAGCGCTCGACGACCTCTTCGCCAAATACAACGTCCCGCAGGCCGCGAAGGTCCGGTAACCCGGTAAACCCTTGAACCGGTGAACCCTATGGCCAGCAATACAGCACGCCGCCTGAACCACGACGACGCCCCGCACAAAGACCACATCGTGCGGCTCACCGCGTCATGGAGCGACTACGCATCGCTACTGCGGCAACGCGGCGAGAGCTCGTGTCCGCGGCTGACGTTCGACGGTGAGCATCTCGAGATCATGGCCCCATCCGAAGACCACGAGACCATCAGCCGCACGCTTCACAGCCTCGTGGCCACCTACTGCGACGAGCGCGACATAGACTACACAGCGGTCGGCTCGTGGACGCTCGGCGGCAAAAAGCTCGGCAAGGGGCTCGAGCCCGACGAGTGCTACGTCTTCGGCCCGCGCGGCAGCGCCAAGGTGCCAGACCTCGCGATCGAGGTTATCTGGACATCCGGCGGCATGGACAAGCTCGACATCTATCGGGCGCTCGGCGTGCGCGAAGTCTGGGTCTGGCGGACCGGCAAGATCGTTCCGCATGTGCTCCGCCGCAGCGGCTACAAGCCGGCAGCGCGCAGCGTTGCGCTGCCCGGCATCGACCTCGCCGAGCTCGCCGCATGCGTCGACGAGCCGAGCACGAGCGCCGCTGTGAAACGCTTCCGCGCGCACTGCCGGCGCTGAGTGGACCGCGAGCAACTACTAGACACGCAGGCACAAGACCTTGTCGGCCGCTGGCTTGGCGTCTGGTGCGAGCCGCCTGCGTGCCATCGAGTGGCCTACATACCGTTCAAGTTGCTGGCGAAAACACGCGGACGCATGAAGCTGCGCGACATCCTGCGACGCTTGCGGTGCGAAGGCTGCGGCGGCCGGCCGGCGAGAGCATCCGTGGTTGATCACCCGCGCGAAGACATGTGCACCACTGAACCGGTCGCGGTCTTGCCCTGACAGCCTCAACCCGCATTGCCGGCACCTAATCTGCTCCATCGAGCGGTCTCCGGCCGCCTTCATGGCGCCGCAGCCATCAGCTGCGAACGGATGAACGGCCGGACGTCGCAGATTTCTTTCGACGCGCAGCGGCGAACGCATCGTCGCGTAACCAGCGACGATTGGCGCTTCCGCGCTCTATCGAGCGCTCACGAACCACGAAACCCTCGCGTTGACCAAACGGGGATGTCGCACTAACACAACGTCGGGGCATTGCCCACGTTGCCGCTGATGGCTTCATGGGTCTTGTCCGTCCAAAACCTGAAAATCGGGAGTACAGCTCGTATGCGGAAGAAGAAGCCTGCGCCACGACGACAGAGAAAATCCGGAACTTCGCCGAGGGGTCGACCGAAAGCAGCGGCCCGCTCGAGTGGTGTCCGCCACTCGAGCTCAAGGCCGCGTCCTCAACACAACACACCCACGCCTCTATCCCACAATGCTCATTCGTTGCAACAGCACCCAAAGGTCGAAATCACAAAGACCTTGGTTTTGTACGGACTCATGAACATCTTAGTCGCGATCGTCCGACCAGACCTGACCCCGACACTGTCGGTGCTGGCGAAGCTGATAGCTGCGCTGAAGAAGTAATCCCGCACTTGCCGGGCGTGTGCAAGTCGACACAGCGAAGACTTGTATACGCCCGGCGTAGGCACGTGCCGCCATCAGCGGCTATGGATAAGCGCGCCACTCAGGAGAGTCGGGAGCCCGATGCGACCGTCAGCACATCCCAACGTCGAGCCAGCTGAGCACGCGACCGCCGAGCATCCACACCGCGTGCGTGCCGTCGGGTGCGAAGTACACGAGCAGCTCGAGCGCGCCGTCGAGTTCGAGCACAGCCCGCTCATCGTCGTAGTTGCGTAGTCGCATGCGGCTGCATCGGCTCGTGCGTTGCGTGGTTGCCCATGCGCTCAAGCGAGCGGACCCCAAGCCGTTGGGGTAGGGCGTCGCGCGAAGTTGAAGCACATCTATTCGCCGGTGTTTTCGCCGAATGGCACGCCGGACAACCGGTAACCCGGTAAACCGTCGAACCGGTAAACCAGCTTCGTCGGCCGCTAGATGCCTCGACGACGCCGGCGAGCATGCGACGCCGCCGATAGGGCGTTGTTCTGCGCTCTGCAGGCGTCGCACCGTCTCGAGCCGCCGAGCGGCACGCGGCCGCACATGACGCAGAGCCCGATCCGCCGGCGCCGCTCGCGCAGCACATGCCGCATGCCGGCGACCCGGCTTCGGCAGCTCGTGCAGCGGACCGTCGACCGTCGACACAGCTCGCATCTGTAGGAGTGGACTCCCATTCGGGCCAGTCTGCCGCTCGAGCCGCTCGAAGCGCAACGCCGGCGCCCCATTGACACACCTACAGCGTGCCAATACACGCCGACATGACCGTCACCCGCTACGACGTCGCCGAGCTCGGCAGCATCGAAACAACCCCGCAGGGGTTCATTCGCGCGCCGGCCTATCTGACTCGCGCCGGCGTGCTCGACTACCGGCGCCCCGATGGCACCGTCGTGCGCGAGCTGCGGCCACCGTCGGAGGTATTCGCGCCGGCGTCGCTCGCGACGCTCTCGGCCGCTCCGTTGACCGACCTGCATCCGAGCGAGATGGTGAGCCCCGCGAACGTGCGCAAGCTGGCGATCGGCCATGTGAGCGACGACGTGCGCCAGGACGGCCAGCACGTCGCCGCGAACGTCACCGTGCAGGATGCAGCCGCGATCGCCGCCGTCGAAGCGGGCCAGCGCCGCGAACTCTCGTGCGGCTACACGTGCGACCTCGACGAGACGCCCGGGACCTACCACGGCCAGCCGTACGACGCCGTGCAGAAGCGCATCCGCTACAATCACGTCGGCATCGGACCGCGCAATTGGGGCCGTGCTGGCAGCTCCGTCGCGCTCCGCCTCGACGCCGCCGACACCAACGACGCGCCCGAGGTGATGCGCCTCGACGCCGCCGACGCCGTCGCCGCGAGTCGCCTCAATGCCCCGCCCATCGACGCGCCGGCGCCCGATGCGACGGACGACGAGCTCGACGCCGTGCTCGCCGAGCGCGATGCGCTGCGCGCCCAGGTCGCCGCGCTCGAGCAGCAACTCTCCGACATCGGCGAACAAGACGCGC